CGTCTTGAGCATAAGCATTTACTTTAAATAATCTATCGGCCATACCGTTTACAACTATATCTACAAATTTGGGAATTATAGGAACTGGATTCCAGTCTAAGTTTAAATATGATAAATCACCATCTATAGCTAATTCGTTTTTATATTTTGCTATTGATTGCTCACCTCGTGCGTACAGGCGCAAGCGCATGAACTCAGCTGATTGATTATAGAATCTGCACGATCCGTTATCCCTGCGAAACCATTCGTATTGAATAGCTTGTCCTATTTGTAAACCGTATTCTACTGTGTCTTTTACAGCGTCTGAAGCAAACTGGTCAGGGAAGGCAGCAGCTTGAATGTTTATTTCTACTTCTTTCATCTATTAACTAATTGACTCACTGAGCTAGTATTG